GAAGGTTCTAGAAAAACCACATTAACCAGATAGAGCTATCTAGTTTACGACCCGGCTATATAAACTTCAAAACTTTTCAGGACTGAATAGACTTAATATAGGTGTTAAATGTGATGGGCTGAGATGCCCTAGGAGATACTATGTTGACCCGGGGGGTCTATAATGTTATTATATACCTAGATTTGGGTTTTGTCAAGAGTTTTATTAAATTTATGTAAATACTTGACAAATGTTATATACATGTGTATACTAATAATCATGGCTATACTTCCGAGCATAGATAACAATACTCGTAAAAGAGAACTCACAGAAAAACAACAGGCTTTTCTTCATCATCTTGTGGAAACACAAGGAGATGCTAGAGAGGCTGCAAAACTTGCTGGGTACTCTTCTCATTACCATCATGTTGTAAAGACTTTAAAGTCTGAAATACTAGAGCTCACTCAGGAGGTATTAGCCAACTCTGCACCTAAAGCAGCTTTCAAGCTTGTTGAGATTATGGATTCTAAACGACCTATCATCCAAGCTAATAATAAATTGGCTGCTGCTACAACTTTATTAGATAGAGTTGGGGTTAGTAAGGTGGATAGAGTTGATGTGAATCATAATGTTCAAAGTGGTGGGATATTTTTAATGCCGGATAAGAAACCTCTAGACTTAGATGATGCTGATTATGAAGAACTATCTAAATAGTATTCTTAATTTTGCGTATGATAATCCCGGTTGGTTTTGTTTTTGGTTCTTTATAGGTTGGATTATAGGTAAAGGTATACAAGGATGAAGATATATTTAACAGAAGTTTTAAAAGACAATAAAATGTTAGTCGGTCCGTATATACAAGCAAAAGATATACAAGAAGCCATACAGATAGCTGACATGTATGCTTTAGTAGTTGTAGGAGAACTATACGAACTAAAACATGAGTTACCTCCAAAAGAGGAAACAATACATTAATGGCTAAGAAAAAAGATTCAAGATTAGAACGAGCAGGAGTAAGTGGTTACAATAAACCCAAACGTACTCCTAATCATCCAACTAAATCACATATAGTTGTCGCCAAAGAAGGTGACAAGATTAAAACCATTAGATTTGGACAACAAGGTGCAAAGACTGCCGGTAAACCTAAAGCTGGTGAGTCTCGTGCAACTAAAATGAAACGTAAGTCTTTTAAAGCTAGACATCGTAAGAATATTAAAAAAGGTAAGATGTCAGCAGCTTTTTGGGCTAACAAGGTAAAATGGTAAGATGCCTCACGCTGGAAATTTTAAAGTAAAACCATTACATAAACAAGAAAATAGATTGTCTATGTCTCGTGGTATTAACAAAGATAATAGAAAACAGTTTGAGGAGAACTGGGACAGAATTTTTAAGAAGGAGAAAAATAATGCCAAGAAAAAAGACAAAGACTAAAAAAAAGTCGACAGTAAATAAAGCTGGTAATTATACTAAGCCTACAATGCGTAAGAGGCTTTTCGAGAGAATCAAAGCCGGTTCTAAAGGGGGTAAACCCGGACAATGGTCTGCTCGGAAAGCCCAGCTCTTAGCAAAACAATATAAAGCCAAAGGGGGTGGCTATAAATAACATGGATATAATATTAAAATACATCAAAGAATTTTTAACTAAAATAAATAATTATCTAAGAAAATGGCTCTAAAGAAAAGTCAAAGAAGTCTTAGGTCTTGGACTAAACAAAAATGGCGAACTAAGTCTGGTAAAAAGTCTAGTGAGACTGGAGAAAGATATTTACCCGAAGCAGCTATTAAATCTTTAACTGCTGAAGAGTATGCACGTACTAGCAGAAAAAAAAGAAAAGATACTAAAAAAGGTAAACAGCATTCTAAACAACCAAAAAAAATAGCAAGAAAAACAAGAAAGTATAGAAGAGTAAATTAATGTTTGTACCAGATAATTATATAAGAAGAACTTCTTCAACCATACCTTTTGGTTATGAGTTAGATGCAGACTTTGAAGGTTATTTAAAACCCATAGATTTAGAAATACAAATATTAAAAGAAGTTGCAGAAGCTGTATTCCATAATGAAATAAGTCTAGGTATTGGAGTTGATTGGTTAGAAGCAGAGACAGGAAGAAGGATGTCTAAGCCGGGTCTAAAAAAATATGTAGATAAGATTTATGGTAGATAAAAAAAATAAATCTAAAAAAAACTTGACAAAAGTTGCAGATAAGTGTATACTAAAGAATGATATTAAACCAAAAAGAATTGGTAGACCTAAAAATAGTGAATTATCTAATGTACAATTAGCTTTACAAGCTAAAAGAAAATTAGATAAAAAAAATCAAAAGGTCAAAAAGCTAACAAGAAGTTTAGCTAGAGTTAAAAAAGAAGTACAGAAAGAAGAAAAAGCTTTAACTTCAAATGTTTTAACAGAGTCAGATACAAAAGTATTACCTGATTCTATACAAGAACATTTAGATACTACAGGTTCTTATGTGGCATTTATGCCTAATGAAGGACCTCAAACAGATTTTTTAGCTGCTGCCGAAAAAGATGTACTCTACGGAGGAGCAGCCGGTGGTGGTAAAAGTTTTGCAATGTTAATAGACCCATTGAGGTCTTGTCACATTCCAGAACATAGAGCCTTGATATTAAGAAGGTCAATGCCAGAGTTAAGAGAACTTATAGATAAGTCTCGGGAACTTTACCCTAAAGCATTTAAAGGTGCTAAGTTTAGAGAGGTAGAAAAACTTTGGAACTTTCCTTCAGGAGCAAAGATAGAATTTGGCTTCTTAGAAAAAGATGCAGATGTGTATCGATATCAAGGACAAGCGTATAGCTGGATAGGGTTTGATGAGATAACTCACTTACCTACAGAGTTTGGTTGGAACTACTTAGCATCACGACTAAGAACAACTAACCCAGAGTTACAAACTTATCTACGTTGTACAGCTAACCCCGGTGGTGTAGGTGCACAATGGGTAAAGAAAAGATATGTAGAAGCCTCTGAGCCTAACACAACATTTAAAGGCACAGATGGTTTAACAAGAAAGTTTATTCCAGCATTGTTACAGGATAATCCTTACCTTGCTGAAGATGGTGAATATGAAAGGATGTTACAATCCTTACCTGCAGTTCAAAGAAGACAACTGCTTGAAGGTAATTGGGATGTAGCAGAAGGTGCAGCATTTGCAGAGTTTACTCACGATGTACATGTTATACCTCCTTTTGAATTACCCTCTTGGTGGGAAAGAGTAAAAGGGATTGACTATGGTTATGCTGCAGAAAGTTGTTGTCTATGGGGTGCTGTAGACCCTGATGATAAGACCATCATTATATATAGAGAGTTATACAGAAAAGGTCTTACAGGGGAAGCACTCGCTGACACCATAACACAAATGGAAGAGAATGAAATTAAATCTATTCCGGGTGTGTTAGATACTGCTGCATGGGCAAGAACTGGATATACAGGTCCTACTATTGGCGAAACGCTTGTCAATAGAGGACATAAATTAAGAAGAGCTGATAAAAATAGGATAGCTGGTAAAACTCAAATACATGAGTATTTAAGACAGCGAGAAGGAATAGGAAGACCAAGGTTACAAATATTTAGTAACTGTGTAAACTTAATAAAAGAGTTACAAGGTATTCCTCTTTCAAAGACTAATCCAGAGGATGTCGATACGAAAGCTTCTGACCATGCTTATGATGCACTAAGGTATATGATAATGAGCAGACCTAAGATGGACCATCCTTATGATAGAATGTTAAAAATAAAATCAGACATATATCAACCTTCAGATAATAGTTTTGGGTACTAAATGGAAGACAATACATTTTTAAATGCTAATAATTTATACGAAGATGTTGAAGGTGAAGCTGGAAAGACATTAAGTTTAGAAGAAGACCAACAAAGAAATCTTATAGGAATTATTAAAGGTAGATATGCTCAAGCAGAAAATGCTAGAGATGTTGCTGAAAAAAGATGGATAAGAGCATATGAAAACTATAGAGGTTTGTATGCTAAGAATGTTAAATTTAGAGAATCTGAAAAGTCTAGAGTATTTGTTAAGATAACTAAAACAAAAGTATTAGCAGCTTTTGGACAATTAGTAGATGTTATTTTTGGTACAGGTAAGTTTCCTATCGGTATAGGAGAAACTAAAGTACCTGAAGGTGAAACGGATATGGCTCACCTTGATATTAATAATCCGAATCCTAATATTGAAACAAGCGAACCTCAAGAAATACCTGATGATATAGGTAATAGAATTGATAGTCCATATGATGTTGGTTATGAAGGTGATGGTAGAACTTTAAAACCCGGAGCATCTTTTTATAATGGAATTTTTGAAGATAGTTTAGAAGACCAAGCACAAGATGCTGGTATATTAACAGATGGAGCAAGTGCTAATCCTCAAGCATTAGAATTAAATCCTGCACAAAGAGCTGCACGGAGAATGGAAAAACTTATCCATGACCAAATAGATGAATCTAATGGTTCTTCTGAAATAAGAAATGCTCTTTTAGAATCTGCTTTACTTGGTACAGGGATTGTAAAAGGACCATTTAATTTTAATAAAAAATTACATAAATGGGATATGAACGAAGGTGGAGATCT